GATGTCTTTCATAATCAGGCGGTCTTTAATCGATAGATACTTAGACGTAGCTAAATCAGGATTGTCAGCGATCTGCTCACGGGTCATGCCACTACAAGCGGCTATAGCTCGTAGCTTTGTTCGAGTGGATTTTTCTTCGTTGCAGAGATATAGGATCTTTGCGCCCTGCTGGGCGAAGCCGCCGGGGGCTGCACATAAGCTGATAGCCAATGCAGATTTACCAGTTTCAGGACGGGCAAATATGATGCCAAACTCTGCAGGTCCGATGCCATAGACATGCCTCGAAAGTGTTTCAATGTTAAACTTCCAGCGGTTTTCGTCTGAGGTTTCCGATAACAGTTCGTAAATATCGTCCGTAGTTGGGTCACCAAAGTTGTCTGGCATATAGCCGTCCTTAGTGCGCTCAAGTAATGACTGCAGGCGGGTCATAGCTCCCAGGTCACCTTCAGACATGTTAATGCCTAAGTTGGCGATATCTCTGCCCACCTCACGCCGCCAAAGGCTTTCAATTACATCCACGGCTACGGCTGGGGTGATAGGGTCACTGTATTTCAGTAGGTCAACGGTATCTCTGAACTCATTGATCTCTGAAGTGGTGGCGATGGGATTGTTGCATAACCAGATTGAGTACAAATCATCAGCGGTTATGTCCTTTTCGTATTTATTATGTGCGTCACTTAGCAAGTCGTATAAAATTGCTGAATCGTCTGAAAAGATAGATTTTCGTAAGCGGCTCTTACTAATTAAGTAAGTGTCATTATTAAGTAAAGTTTTTAGTAGCGGTATCTCCATAGCTATCGCCCTTCCTGTGCATTGTTAAGTGGCACAGTAATAAACGGTTTCAGGAATAAAAAAAGCCCCTATCTTTCGATAGAGGCCATTTAATTACATATGTGTTTTAAAACAGTACGTTAGCTATTTCTAAACTTCATAGATTTTATATCAGGTGTTTGATCGCCACGGCGTTCTTTTAGGTCTACCTGATGAAAAACAACACGCTTGTTGTTCTTAACGATAGAAGCGATAGCTTCCTGTAATTTGGTTTGTTCTTCAGCAGCTTCTAAAAAACTACCTTCGATGTCATAATCAATGACTACAATGCCTCGGCATTTCATGTGATGTTCCTTCGTATACATTTTGAATGTATGCAGCGTTAACTGCACTTACTTAGTGATTATGTTTAAGTAAATACGATATGTGGGCCTGACCTAGCCGTGTTGCACCAGTTCGTAACTGAGATTCCAAAAAAACCAGCGCTAAATACTCCAGAAGAGTGGTAAGCTCTGCTAGATTCTCTGTTTACCCAATACTTTTGGTACATAACTCGCACCGAGCTAGTCTTTTTAATACTTAAATTTCGTGTCGCTCTCTTGCACGAAAAATTTACATCTAGACTTCGTTCGTCATTTTTTATTTTAAGAGAAATTACCATTTGATAATGTTCCTTTTACGTTCGGCTGACCCAGTTGTTGATCTCACGGAGATGCCATCTAGGACGCCAATTGATAGACTAAGATTGCATCTGTTTTGATTTGTAATCGTCCACATAGGCGCAGTACTTGGCGGACCTACTTTTAAAATAGTCCCTCTGTACACTTGTGCCGAGTTATTGATCGGATGATCGACAACATTATTAAATATGTTTAACATTAGATATCCCCCCCTAAGTTATTATTTCCAAAATCTTCTCGGCAGTCAGATACTTTAGATCAAGCTTTGTTAGCCTTACTGAACATTTCATACCCATACTTCCTGCCACAGATATTGCTTTGCTAGATGCATCATTGTCAAGCACTAATGTCAGTTTTGTGTATTTATTAAGTGCAAGTTTTATACTTTTAGTAATGTTAGTACCTAAGAGCGCAACTCCAACAAGACCAAGTGCATTAGATACCGCACAGGCTGATGCCACGTCTTCAACTAAAATAGCATGATCACCATTACCTACATGAATACCCGCAGAAAGATCACCATAACTCCACCATTTGGAGCGTACAGGCCGCAAAGAGCGTCCAACAGCACCTAACTGAGTGTGATTGTAGAAAAGCACTCTGTGTTCTTTTGGAGCATAACGTACTTTTATATCGCCTCGCTCAAATGCTTCGTAACTGTTGACGTGCTTCAAGTAATCGATTGCAGGCTGGTGAGTGCTAATCCTGGTGGTGAGTGTTGGCACATCTTTGTAAGCAGGTTTATGCCTCTGAATGGCAGCACCTGCGAGATAGGATTTGGCTGCTGATATGTTTCTCTGCCCGGCATAAGATCCTTTGACATTGCAAGAAGCTCTAAAGCAATTCCATACAAGTTTGCCGTCATACTTATCAATTGTGAATTTATCTTTACCGCCACAGAATGGGCAGTCCATCTTCTTGCGATCACCCTCTTTAACGGTGAGGGTCTTTACCAGTTCAACCTGATCCCTGTAGCTAGACATCGTCCATTTCACCGCAGCCGGTGCATAGCTTAGTAAAAACGTAACTGTGGTCTTTTTCTAGGAAAGCTAGGTCTTGTGGGTAAACGGTGTGCTTGTGAGTATGTACCAGTAAAATTGCTTGTGATCCTCGAAAAACAGGCAGGCAACATAACTCACATAAGAAGGTGTTTTTAGTTTGATGTTGCTCTACGGCTTGTAGTTCTAAGCTTCTTGCCTTCAATTGACTATGCCCCTTAACTATTTACTGCAGCTACCCTAGACAGGTGCGCCATAGTGTATGCAATACTTTCTTTAAGTCAAGCCACAAATTAGGTGGCATAGCTAGAGGCGTAGTGAATTTACTACTCCGTAAGCCATTAATAACGCATACTATACTGATAACGGATTGGCCGCAAGTTCAAGTCTTGCCGGGCCTACCACTACATTGATAACATTGGATATTATTGTGAAAATATCCCCCGTGGGGGTTTTATTTTTTCCAGTAGGGGCATTTTTGAATAAAAATGAACTCATATCAGTTGGAATGTTGTGATTCGCAAAGGTGCTTCCACGACACTGGGAAGATCTCTGACATTTTACTGCTGATATGGTCAGCTACTATTCTAGTCTCATATTGACTGTCTGATTTGCATCTCAGTTGGCACATTGAAGCGAATGCATCCAGGCTACCGGACCAGTACCATTCTGTCATTGTGTTTTGTGGCAGCACCATACGTGCTTGCTCTTCACACACGTTTCTATCCAACATACTTTTGTACAGCATTTCTACAATACGTTGGGTTGTAGCAATGTGAATATTTTGGTCTTCCAAGGCTGGACCGCTGCCCTGCTTTTTATCTTCAGACTTACCACGCCAGACCTCTGGGCGATAAAACTCTGGGGTATCGCTCACATATCTACGGCTGATCTCATTCCAACGCAGAAACTTATGCTTGACTAGCTGACGTGCCACAAAGATTGGAGCCTTGACGTGGAAGGATGCGAAGCAATGGCCAAAAGGACTGATGTGATTATGTTTGGCTAGATATTTGATAAGATTTACATCTCGCACATACAGTACATTTGGAGTGTTGCTTTCATCAGTATAAACGTGTGTGCTTTTCTTACCAAAGGAAACTCTGGCAGCATTGACCACAGAAAGGTCGTTACCCATGTGGTCAATGTAGGTTGCTTGGATCATCGTGCGGTCCTCTGTAGCGCCGTGGCTTTGACTATGTTTAAATAATCATTGATATGCTGTTGGGTCACATAGTGGGTGTTTCCCTTAACCCTAGACTCACAGTATTTCTCAACATAGCTTTTGCCAAAAACAGCACGTGCAGCGCATTTCGGGCGCACCTTTGAATTATAATATAGTGTACGCTTTACAGCTTTTAGCTTTGCTCTTATGGCTCCTGCCCTGCGTAAAGCTATGCCAAGCAATAGTCCCTCATGGAAGATAGGTAACCTTGTAGCCTTCTTCTGAGCATTGCACTTTGAACATGCCCAGCACAGATTATCTACATCACAAGTACCAAAGGCAGAGTGTGGAACGATGTGGTCAACATCAAAAGGACCTTCTGTGGTTTTGCAGTAGGCGCATTTGTTATTCCATGCTTTTGCAATCAGGCCTCGTTCTGTAGATCCGATGTTTCTACGAGCTAAAGCGAGTGTCATTTATTAAACCTTTTATTAATTGCTGCAGATGCAGTCTTTTGCGTATGTCGAACATAGATACTCAAAACATCCATTGACTTATGGCCGGTCACTGATCTTATTTCTGCATTTGTACATTCGCTTTCGGCCATCGTGGTTGCACCAGATCGGCGCATATCACGGGCCTGAAAATCAAAGGACATACCAGCAGCGTTGCGGATGCGCTGGGCAACTGTGTTGTAGTGCCGGTTATCGTATGGCAACCCAGTATGCTCATACCAACAAATAATATCGTGGTTGGAAGGGCCTTTGACTTTACGAGTGCCATCAGCTTTCAACATCTTAGAATATAGAAATTCAGAACGCTGCACAGTCTTCATGCGCTCAACAAGACGTGGAGATCCTTCTATCTGTAAATATGTGCCTGTCTTTTCCTGAATGAAGCTAAATATATTATTACCTGTGCGAGGGCATTGGCTGTAGTTATCCCAGGTCAACTGACGCATATCACCTGGTCGCTGACATAGGTCGTACATGAGCAAATATAACGTACCAATACTTGGGAAGCCCATTTCGTCAGCGACATCTATAAAATGTAGGATTTCTTCTTCTTCCCACATCACCGTGCGGTTTGGTGTACCGTCCATACCCATGTTGGAAAAAGGATTAACAGTTACTAAACGTGGCTCACCAATTCTGCTACAAACATTCCATACTTTACGAAGACATCTGGCCATACTATTTGCAGAACCGTGTGAAACGTTTTTATATATATGATTGTATAGTACATCACCATGAGCAGCAGTCATATTGGATGCATCCATTTCGGACACACAAGTGGTTTGTCCAGCAAATGTAATCCTGGTTATGGCTGTGAAAGTTTGCTCGTAGGTTTTCTTTGAGTTAGGCTTTAATGCAGTCCAATGATGTGTTTTTTTGTATGCAGCCACCAAAGCCATGACAGAGCCTTTTTGGATGTGTACTTTCTTTTTAGCCTTGCGCTTATAAAGACTATGCCGGTCAACAATATCATCGACATGTTTTTTTGCCTCTGCAGCAGTATAAAATTGAATATACTTAGCATCGATGTCGTTTCGCATAGCCGGTGTAGGTCTAAACTTATATGTTGTAGAGCCATCATGTGCTGAAAACTCTTCGATGTGCTTAATTATACGCATTTGGTCAGTCCTTTGTGCTTAGTTTGTTAAGTGCTACTACTAGAGTACGCTCATAACCTATTGCCAACTTAGATTAGTGGCATAACTAATGTCAATAAGGTAAATTAATACTTGCATTACTGCGTGGCGTTGTTATGATTGTCTTATAGGCTAACTCCCTAGCCTTACCTTTCCAGCGTACTAACTGACCCCTCATTGATTCGTATCTTTGAGGGGTTTTTCTATGTAAAATTAGATAGATATGAACACAAAAAAGGCCCCAAAGGGCCTAATTTAAAAACTACTCGCACGTCAAACGTATTATGACCTGACTATAGCAGCATATTCATATGTATTGTGATCATCCTGGCTAATAGGAACAGCCACCGCAAGGCTGTCCAAGAGTACTACCGCCTGATCTAATTGGGTTTTACTTGCAGCATCAACTGCATCTAACAAAGCTTCCCCAAGCTCTCTAGCTTGTGTTGTGTTTAGTATCACTCATATCCCCCCACCTTAAAAATTGAAGAGCAACCTTGCATTGGGTCACACATCTCCGACCTCCATTAGTATTAATTTTTCTAAACATTTTCCCGATCACCAATTTTTTTACTCGCACGTCAAATCATTATAAACGTATGCACATGAAGCACTATGGATGTCGTATACAAATTAGCAATGTCTAATTTTAGAAAACAGTAAAAAATAAAATAAAAATCATTTAATCTCAAAAACGGTTTTTATTAATACTTGTTATATTCCTTTTAATAGTTTTAGTTGAGGGCATAATACCGTGGCATGATTCAGTGGCGCTAAACATTGAATCAAAACAAGCCAGGGCATTTGCAGAAACTAAACACAAAAAGGAATTGACCAAATGAAACTACTAAACACAAACGCAAGTAATACCAAAATAATGAAAACCCAAACCGGCACAGAATACGAAATAGCGAGCCTTTCATTAATGCCGGACTCTATTATATGCCCGGCGCAAACCATAGCGGCTTGCAAGGATCCTTGCTTAGTATCTGCAGGCCGGGGCCAGATGCATTCAGTTGCAAAATCTAGACAGTCCAAATCGGATCTCTGGCATTCGGACCAGGCGCAATTTTTAGAAATGCTTTCAAAAGAAATGGCGGCTTTTATTAAACGTTGTAATAGTAGGGGCAAACTTGCAGCATTTAGACCCAATACAATTTC